CTGTGAATTTCTTTTCCGTTTTTAGACCTGACAATCACACCATTGTTGTATTGAACATCGGTCACTGGTGAATCGTCTGTATCTGCTGGTCTATCATCGTACCACATAGATTTTAATTGATGTATATGGACACATTTAACATGCCATGCCCATTCTTCTGCCTCAAGTTTAAGTCTTTGTTTCTCTACCCTTTCATCATATTGGGTCATCATACTTCTCCCTCTCTACTGAAAAAACACCAAAAGATTAACCATAGTGTTCTCATTTGAATTTACACTCACTCATTATTTCAGTAAGACAAGCAACAAAGTTTATCTCACTGTCCATTGCAAATGCAGACTTGTATTGATAGTCAGCGATAAACAATACAGCGGCAGGTATCGAACTTGGTTCAAGACGCTGTTCAAGTGTATTGAATACTTTCCTATATAGGGTGTTGAAGTCATTATCTGAATTCTGTCCTACCCATTTTCTCATGCCAGACCAATTCTTGTCTGCCAACATATCAATTAGAGGTGTAAGTTTTTCTTCGGATAATGTCGCTAATAGACCACTATCAATTACACCTGATGCACCATATCTCTGAACTTCATTGATACATCGTCTAAAATCTGGAAAGAACTTCATAATAAGTTCTACTAAAACCTTTTCGTCATATTCTATATTCTCTTCTTTACAGATATGCTTTAATCTATCTAATGCACCCATAGCGAGAGTTTGTTTCTCATTATTAGGTATCGCAAAATCTATAACAGTGCATCTACTATGAAGTGGTGCAATGATACGATTCTTATAATTACATGTGAATATAAACCTACAATTAGAAGAGAACTCTTCTATGAAATTTCTTAATGCAGGTTGAACAGATTCAGCAGATATGTAATCTGCTTCATCTAAAATAACTACTTTTGGACCACCAGAAAGTGAAACTGTTGATGCAAAGTTTTTGATTTTTGTCCGTAAAGTATCGATAAGGCGGCCCTCATCACTACCATTGATAACTATAAAGTCAGCTCCTAACTCATTACACAACGCCTTAGCGATGGTTGTTTTGCCTGTCCCAGCAGGACCATTCAATAATAGATTAGGTATTTCTTGATTATCTACGAACTCTGAGAAACTTTTCTTCACCCCTTTGGGTAAAATTGTGTCCTCAATTGTTTGAGGTCTATATTTCTCTACATATAAAAATTCTGTTTGACTCATAACTTAAAAGAACGACCCCCACCTGCCGTTTGTGCATTAGACCAAAGATGATGAGATTCTAATACTCCCATGAAAAGAGCGGAGACTGGCGCTTTTTCACACATTTATATATCCTATATATGTTAGGCGTTGTAAGAACTGTCAGGTTCTAACGCAATAAAATACTCTAAATCTATATCTTTATTTTTGAAATGAGATATACCTTTAGAAGATACTGCAACCGAGTAGTTGCCATCTAAAACTTTCAAGTTCTCAATCTTGAAGTTCATTGTGAATTTAGAACCATTGCCCTCTCCTACAACTCTTGAGAATGTATTTGAAGTTGGATTCTTTTTGTCAGCAACTGACAATTTGATAGTTGTACCATCAGAAGTCATACTTAAATCATTGACGCCTAGAACTGAAGCAGCCTTCTGCAATTCGGACAATAATGTTGATGATAAATCTATATTGATTTCTGAGTCTGGCATTGTAATCATTTTGTCTACAGTAGTTACCATACCCTCAGATGCATAGAAATAAGTCAAAGATGTATCAGCATCAGCAATAGTCAATGATGCTTCATTGAAATTGAAATCTGGATTATCTGTCAGACTTATTGCACCTAGAAATTCAACTAGGTTGTATATACTAAACTCTTGATTAAATGTTTCTGGAACATTTGCAACAGCAAGTATGTTTTTCATATTAGATATTGTTCTAAGTTGATTACCTGCACCAACTTTAATACCTGAATTAATTGTGGCGAAGTTCTTTAATATCGCCTGAGTTTCACTTGAAATTTTCACTTTTCAGTCTCCTTATAAGTATCGTGATTATATAAAGCAAGAAATCCGTAATGGATAACTTTCAACAGGTCGGCACGATTATAACCGTCCTTCTTTCCGTATCGTTGGGCATATTTCAAAATATTCCCAATACAAAATCCTTCTCCATGACCACCGTCCATAATGAACTCTGTGGCCTGAAATTTTTCTTTTGAGTAATGTTCTTCATAAGTCTTGTCTACATAAGAAGAGAACTCGTTTAAGAGTTCTCTTTCGTTATATTTGTAGTCTATACTATTACTCATCTTGTTCCATTATACTCTTGAACCTTTCTATCGTCAATGGGGTTTTAGATATAATCATCTTCGATTACAGTATCCTCAGGTTTGACTTCCTCAACAACTTCTTCGTAAGGATTAACTCCTTCATCAACTTTGGTGTAGAGGTCAAGAACTGCGGCCCTAGTTTCTTCATCGAATCTAGAGATACACATTGTTATTGATTTGAGTTTATCGTTAAACATTCTGAAAGCGTTTACAATGTGAACAAGTCTTCGAGTTGTTATCACATCATCTATCGCACCTTCGTAGTAAGTTTTTCTGATTATGTCTGCCCAATCAACTAGTTTTTTGCAGAACTCTTCATCAACTTCGCCACTCAATGCCATTTCTTTTTTAAGAATGTTTCTCTCAGTAGTCACTGGAGGATATTCTTGTTGCATTGTAATCGCAAACCTTTCAAGCATCGCTTCATTCATAATTTGAGTCCCTATGAACTTGCCATCTTCTGAACCTTGCCCTTTAGTGTTTGCAGTTGCAAGAACTGTGAACCCAGGTGTTGGTGTCACCCACTCACCAGTTTTCTTGATTAAGTATCCTTTCCCTTCAAGAACTGATTGTAAACACATGAGTTTATTAGACCCTAAGTCAACTTCATCAAGAAGTAAGACAGCGCCTTTTCTCATTGCCTTGATAACAGGACCTTCTCTAAAGATAATGTTACCATTTTGTAGAGTGTGTCCACCCATTAAATCATCTTCATCAGTTTCGATGGTAATGTTCACTCTGAAAAGTTCCCTTTTCAATTGAGCACAAACTTGTTCAATCATCAAAGTTTTACCATTTCCTGAAAGACCAGTCACGAAAACTGGAAAGAAGATTTTAGATTTAATGATGTTTTTAACATCTTTATGGTGTCCAAACTGAACATAGTTTGACATCTTCTCAGGAATGATTTTGACTTTGTCGTCAATTAGATTGACTGCCTCAGTAGCAGCGGCGGCAGGCATATTTGAAACTTGCGGTGCAGGAACAGTCGCAACTTTTAACGGTGCAGGTTTATTAACTGCAACAGTTGTGCCATGTTCATCAACTGCAAGAATCGGTTGAAGATTGAAAACAGCACCATCTTTAAAATTGTATCTGTTTGATTTCAACCAGTAAGGGAAATGTCCCAATGCATCAAATTGTTCTTTAGTGAACTGTAATTGATTAGGATATTTCGTTTTCAATGCCGTGATAAATTCTTTTCTATCAGGCGTCAGGTGGAAGTTTTGACCACCTATGTCGATTGACTCGGTTGGGTCATATGTCCATTTACTCATATAGTCTCCTTGTTAATATTTTTCATCATGTGTCCATGGTACTAAAAAAGTGTACCTACTGTCAACCATTATTATTACCATTTGTCTTTAACATCTGGTACTCCGTTTACATAATCAAATGGCATCGATATACTAGCAGGGTTATGACCACTACCAATATATCTAAATCCTTTCTGAACTGTCATAGGGTCTACATGGTCTAGATATCTATCAACCCAACACCCTTTCCTTTGACAGTAATCTTCCACTTCAGCATATGTTCCATGAACATACTCTTTGAAGTTTCCTTCTTGGTCTAATACCCTTGCATATTCTTGTTGGTCTATCTGACCTCTAGGTATCTTTGGTAAATTTAATTCTAATTGTTTCATAATTTCTCCGGAACTAGTGTCACTTTGCCACTATCATCATTTGTTGAACCTAGTATAGTGCAAAAGTCACCAACATCCTTGTGGTGATTATGCCAAGTGTTTGCAGTGATTTTCTTAGAAGAAGCAGGACCATCTTTACCTTTTGAACCATTACTTTTCCAATCGTTAGGTGCATCTGCTCTGCCACCATTAATATCTGTTATTGTAATCCACATCTTACTACAGTCTTCATTTCTACCAATCAGTAAGAAGTCCATTGTTGATGCCGTTTTAGCGGTACCTGAACCATCACCGCCTGCCCACC